ATTTTAGTTGGTATAAATATTTTTTTTATTTCATGTAACATTTCTTCTTGTTCAATGGACAAATCAAATTTATTATTATAAATTTTAATTAAATCAATAATATTATCATAACCAGTTTCATTAATAACTTCTAATAATTCATTTTCTTGTTCAAATAAAGGAAGTTTATCAAATGATTTTTTTAAAATATTTATCATTTTTTCAGTCATAAAATTATTATTTATATCTAAATTAAATAAATTAACTAATTCACTAATTTTTAAATCTAATAAATGTTTATTATCTAATTTATCTATAATAAAATTATTATAGGATGTGTTTAGGTTTTTAGAAATTATAAAAATATTTCCCAATATTTGATTTTTTTGATTAAAATCTAATATATTACTTATAAATAAAAACTCAATATGTTTTTCTAATCTTAAAATTATATCAGTTAAATATTTATATCTATTTTGTAAAATATTTAATTTGAATAATTTAATTTTATTATTTTCTGAAATATTCATTAAAAATCTAAAGATTTAAATTAAATAATCATCTAAAATATTCGTTTATTATAAATTAAATAAGGGTACTATTAAATATACTTAAACAATCAATTTAATACTTAAAAGAAATTAAACGCACTTAAACAAAATATAAGTGTGTTTGATTTAAAAAAATAATCTATTAATAGAGTATATAGAATGCCCGGTAAAAACTTAAAACAAACCACTCAAAAATCCGAACCTGTTGTTGAAGCCACTCCCACTCAAAAAGGGGGAAAAAAAGCAACTGTAACTAAAGTTGAAGCTACACCTGCTGTTGAAACTGCTCCTGCTCAAAAAGGTGGTAAGAAAACAACTGCTAAAGTAGAAGCAACTCCTGTTCCAACTAAAGTAGAAACTACTGCTCAAAAAGGTGGTAAAAAATCAACTGCTACTAAAGTAGAAACTACAGCTACTAAAGGAGTAAAGAAAGCAGTTGTTACAGCAGCTAAAACTGAACTCAAAGGAGGTAAGAAAACTGCTGTTCCTAAAACAGAAAAGAAAACTACTAAAAAAGTAGAAACAGAAGTAGATGCTGAAGGTCAAGAAGGTGATCGCCATGTTCGTTCATTTAAAGTCAGACTTCCAGGTAAAGAAGAATTTGAAGGACGTTTCACTGGTTTAACTCCTTATCAAGCTGCTAATAAGGCTCTATCAAAATATTTCCGTGAAACTGAAAAACCCTTAACTAAAATTACTTTTAGCATTTGCGAATCTACTCGTAAATCAAGAAAATCAGTTTATACCTATATTGGTCAACGTCAAAAACTTGACACTCCTGTTACCTACAAAATTCAAGATGGTCGTGAAATTGTCAAGAACTTCAAAAACTCTCTTAAGAAAGTTAAGAAATCAGAAGCTTCTGAATCTGCTTAAATAGTAACTAAAAATTGATAATAATATTTATTAGCACTTTTTAATTAGTATTTTTAATGACTAATTTATATGATGTTGTTATGTTTCATTATCCATGTCAAGATGGTTTAACTTCTGCATGGATAACTAATTATTATCATAAATCAAATAATAAGATTATTGATTTATATCCTATTAAACATGGTGATAATTATGATTTTTCAAGATTAGAAAATAAAAGATTAATAATTTGTGATTATGCACCATCCATAGAAATATTAGATGAATTAGAAAAAAAATGTAGTGAAATTAAAATTTTAGATCATCATATAACAGCAAAAGAATCATTACATGATAAATTGTATGCTATATTTGATATGAATAAATCAGGAGCTGGATTAACCTGGGAATACTTTTTTCCAGATATTGAAATACCATTATTTATCAAAATGGTACAAGATAGAGATTTATGGAAATGGTTAATATCAGACTCAAAAGATTTTACAGCTGGATTATTTACTTTGTGCGATAGTTGTGATTATTATGATTTTGATAAAATATTTATGATATTTGATAATATTTTTACTAATCAAAATATGTTTAACTTTTGTATGAGTGTTGGTGAAGTTGTTAATAAAGCTAATTGTCAAAAAGCAAAAGCAATAGCCGAAGCTGCGAGCAAACGAATTGATAAATTTATGGGAAAAAATGTTTGTATTGTAAATTGTTCAGTAGAACATGCGTCTGAAGTAGGAAATATTTTAAGTTCTATGGATTCAATAGATTTTGCAGTTATGTGGACATACAAAAATCCAACAGAATCTTATAATGTAAGTTTAAGATCATCTGATAAAGTAGATGTTAGTAAAATAGCTAAAGCATATGGTGGAGGAGGTCATCCTAATGCAGCAGGATTAACTACAAAAATATTCCCACCTGTTTTATTTAATAATCCTATTGTAAAAATTGAATAAATATTTTATAAGTGTTAAAATTAATTTATAATGCAAATGGAACACGAAAGATTTAAATCAATTGAATGCTACACATGTGGATCAACCATAATGTCAAAAAATCATTCTGATAATTGTGATACTGTTCAAATGTATCAAATTTTAGAGGAAACACTTACTGATAACTTTAAACCAATGATGACATATGGTCTTGGTGGTTGTCATGCTTTTATAATGATAAATAAAAATACTAAACATCTTATTTTTATTCATCATCCATTTTTTGAAATGATTAAAATTATTTTTAAAATGAATTACAATGTAACAGATAATTTTGTTGTTATTCTTAAAACACCTGGAACTTATGTTAAAGAAGAAGGTGATAAATACTGGAAAATGAAATCACAAGATGAATTTAATCAAAGAAAATTTCTGGAGAGATCAAATGTTCAAATAAATATTGTTCCATATAATTTAAAAGAATCTGAGGGTGATATTTTTAATTCAACTCTATATTGTAGGTATAAAGACAAACAATTTGAATATACAGATTCAAATGGAACTATTAATTATATTAATTTATAAATTATATATATCTTCGCATTTTTTGTTTAATATTTCTAATTGTTCTTTCCAATTTATTTCAATAGAATTTTCTTTTAATAAATTAATATTATAATTAATTAGTTCGAATAAAATCATATTTTTATCTCCAAGATCAATATTACCAGATTCAGTTTCGGATTTTAAATACATACATAAATTATTTAATTCCTGTTTATAATCTCTATTATCAGTATTTTCATTATCTTCTTCTAATTGTTCTAACAAAGATAATTTTTCATTGATGTAATCTATTGAAATATTTTCATAACTAATTTCCTCTAATACTGGATCTAAAAATTCACTCCATTCTGGATTTTTAGCAAGTAATATACCTATTCTGTTTTTTAATTCTTGTTTTCTATCATTGTAAAATAATTTTTCAATACCATCCATTTTATCATCTGATTGTTCTTCGTAATCTGGAATAACTGAACCAATTAATGCATATGATTCTTGAAGAGAATTTAATGTTTCAATTAATTGAAAATTATTCATAGTTTCTAAATTATCTTCAATTTGTTTAAATTTATCTAACATTTCATTTTTATCTGTTTCATTTATTAGATCATTTATTTGAAGATTAATTAATGAATTTTCTATATGGGTTTTAATTAAATAGATATTTTGATTTTTTATTAATTCAGCTTCATCTGTATCTGCTAAACTATTTGCTTGTGTAATAATTTTATCAATATCATCACTATTTATTTGTGGTATATCTTTTACTAATATATTTTTTTCAACTCCTGATTTTCTATCAATAATAATTATGTTTATAATAGAGTTAAGATCAACTTTGAATGCTATCTCTATAATTGGAACTCCACCCGCTGATACTTTATCAAATATAAATTCACCAATTAGAAAATTTTTATTAGCAATCATTCTTTCTCCTTGATATACTTTAATTTTAATACTTGTATCACCGGGTGAATCAGTTGTATATTTCTGACTACGTTTTACTGGTAATGGTGTATTCTTTGGAATAATTATTGAATATGATCCATCTGCTAATTCAATACCTAAGGATAATGGTAATACATCCATTAAAACAACTCCATCATTAGTTTGATATTTATTTTCGATAATACCTGCATATAATCCAGCTCCTTCAGATACGACTGATTCTAAATTAGGATGTATCCATGGATTTTTATTAGTGATTTCTTTTATTGTTTTTTGTAAAATAGGAATTCTACTGGTACCTCCTACTAGAATAACCCAATTAATATTTTTATGTGATTCAAAAATATTTTTTAATGTGTTTTCTACTTTTTTAATAAGTTCATTCGAAAGATTTTCAAATTTAGCTTTTGTCAAATTATAATTAATTTTTTTATCAATCAAATTGTTTATATTTATTTCATAACTATCTAAATAAGTTAATTTTTCTTTTATTTTTTGTGATTGATTCCATAAAATTGTATCATTAATTTTTAATTCCTTTAAATTATTAACTCGTATAATATCATCAGCTATTAATTTAGTAAAATTATTTCCTCCTAAATCATTTAATCCTTCACTATGAATAACTTCAAAAAATGTATCTAATTTTTGTAAAATAGTAAAATCCATAGTACCACCTCCTGTATCAATAACTAAAATTTCTTCTAATTCTCCAGATGAATGAGATAATCCATAAGCCAAAGCAGCAGCTGATGGTTCATTAATAATTCTTATTACTTTTATACCAACAGCTTGATAAGCTGATCTAATTATTTCACGTTGATTATCGTTAAAATTAGATGGTACAGTAATAACAGCTTTTATTAATAAAGTATTATCTTTTAAATTTTGATAAATAATTTCAGTTAAATGTTTAAAGAATATTACTAAAAGATCATAATGTGAATATGTAATATTATCTGAATTAAATTTAAAAATAGTATTATCTCCAATAGATATTTTGAAGCTATGTATAATATCAGAAGCATTAATTGGAATATAATTTCCACAATAAATTTTATCATTAAATTTAGCAATTTTTGAAGGAATTATTTTAAATATTCCATCTAATAAAATATTAGCTTTGTTATTAGTAAAATGGGTAATTACGGTATTGGTTGTACCAAAATCAATTCCTACTAAAATTTCTTTATTATCAATATTCATTAATATATAATAAATAAATTTATTTGTTTAAACTAATTAAATTTAATTTTACCTTTAGAATTTAATAATCCAATAATTTTTCCTGGTTTATTATCAATTATATCATATAATTCATTGGTTTCTAAATCTCTCAAATAATAATTTTTTTTATATGAGGTTAATTCAAATCCATTAACATCTTCAAAACTATCTACATTAAATTCTACATTTATTTTTTTCTTATTTTTATTTTCAACTATTGGTTCTTTGGTTTGAGATATTTTTAATTTACTAATTTGATTTTCTAACTGTTGAATTATTAAATTCTTATCATTTATTTGTTTATTTAATGATTGAACAAAAGATACTTTAGTTAAATTATTTAATTCTTCGCATTTTTCTTTTATTTCATTATTTTTAACTTTCATATCATTATCATATTTTTTTTTGAAATCTTCTAATTCATTTGTTTTATTAGATAGTTCTTCTTCCAAAATATTTATTCTATTTAATAAATCATTATTAGTATCTTCTAATGATTCGAAATTACTAATTTTTTTAGAAAGATGATAAACTTGGCTAATTAATGCATTAAGTTGTTTTAAATCATTCATTAATAATATATAAAAAATTGTTTTTATATCTTGTTAATCTTACTTTTTATCTAATAATGGAAAATAATTATATTGAAATAAATTATAAAAATAAACCAGTTCAAATACTTAGGTATTTATCAGAGTCTAATTCCCAATTTAATGCTAAGTTAGATTATATAAAAAAATTAGAAAATAAAGACTTGGAATGGAAAGAAGCAAATAGATTATCTAAAATATGGCATTGTGTTAAATTTAGAAATTGTAGGTATTCATCTGAAATTTATCATAAAGTGATGTCTTATGAAAAATAAATTTCAATTATTGTCACAATGTAATTCACCATCAATATTTGATAAATTTTTAGATAAACAGCTTAATAAATTTTTAGATGCTGGTTTATATATTCCTTTTTTATTTTTACATTCAGCCCAAATTACAGGATATCTAAAATCTAAAAGTTGACACGTAGTATGCCAATTACCAGGGGGAAGTTTCTTATTATGAAAATTATTTTTATGAACCATTGGTTTAAAATTTTCTAAATTTGAATTATTTATATAAAATATTAAAACTAATAATAATATTATAAATATTAAATTTTTATTCATATAATTATTTTAGAATAAAAATTTAAGCTCTTGCTTGATCATCAGACCATTTCTTATTAATTTTTGATTGAGTAACATATCTTGAATCATCCCATTGTTTCAGATTTACTGGATAATTTGAAGAATCTGAAGGACATATTTTACATGGAGTTGTATTTACACATACAGGTGGTCTTGGCATTGGAACTTGCCATTTACTTGTATTTAATATTGTATAATCATTATCCCATTCATTAGCTATTTTATCCCCTAATGGTGAATAAAAATCAGAAGGTAATTCATTATAAACTTTATCATTTTTCATTTTACCATTAGAAACACGAGTTCTAGATTTACCTTCTTTTTTTAATATTTCTAAAGAATTAATGACTTCTTCTATTGATAATAATTTAGATCTCATTTTAAGTTGAATATTTTCAATATCTCTTGAATCAATAATTCCTTTTTCATTCAATTCATTTAATAAAGATTCAAAATATTTTACAGCTATTTTACCATTTGGTGTAGTAGCTATTGTTTTTGTATTTAATTGAATTCTTAACTTACTAATTTCTTTTTCTAGTTGTCTTTTAACTTTGTCTACTTCCATTGCACAACCTAATTTAGATGTCTTTGGAGATGCTACACGTTTTGGAGAAGATTTTTTAGATTTAGAAGATTTTTTAGATTTAGAAGATTTTTTAGATTTTGGTGAAGGTGTTTCTGCTTTTGGTGAAGGTGTTTCTGCTTTTGGTGAAGGTGTTTCTGCTTTTGGTGAAGGTGTTTCTGCTTTTGGTGAAGGTTTTAAAATTTTAGGTAAAACAAATTTAGGTCTTGCAGCTTCAGCTTTAGGTCTTGCAGCTTCAGCTTTAGATCTTGCAGCTTCTGCTTCAGCTTTAGATCTTTTTGCTTCTGCTTCTACTTTAGCTGCTTGCATTTCCATTTTTTTTTAATTAAAGATTCAATATCAATATTAAGGTCTAAAGCAAATGGATCATTTTCTTTGGCAGCTTGTGCAAAATCTTCTTTTTCTTTTCTAGGTTTAAATATTGTACAATCCATCATGATAAAACCAATAGTAATAATAGCCAAGACTAATATTAAATCTTTATTATTCATTTGTACAGAAGGAATCATTTTTAAAATTGTATAAACTAAACCTGCAACAATTAAATATTTAACAATATCTTTAGTTGAAAATAAGGAATCTTTCATTTATATAACATATTAGATATTTTTTTTATAATTTATAAAATGTTATTTATTTTTATTATAAAGTATGATTAAAATTAATACAATAATAACTAAAATTAAATTTAAAGAATACATTATAAATAGTAACGAGACATAAGGATATATTCTTTCAGCGAAATTAGAAAATATTGGATTTATAATTTCTTGTTCTAGTTTAGTTTTATTTTCTTCTTTATTTATTTCAATTATTAATTTAGAAATAAAATCTTTAGTTAATTTATCTAACATTAACAAAATAAAGAATTTATATTTTATTTTTACTAACTATAAATATTTATAATAATTGAAATAATTAATGATAACATTTTATACAAACTTGGAAGAAATGCAAAAGAAAATTTTCTTATAATAGATGAAGCAAATAACATTAATACTGATTATTGGTAGTTCATATAAATTATCTTTATAGTCATTATATATTATATACTAAAGATATGGTCATATACACTGGATCTTTAATTATATCTTATTCAAAACTAAAAAATATTCAAATTAAACATTTAAGGAAAACTAATATAATTGCTGAAATTATATTAAATAAAGAACCTAAAGTGATTACCATTTAAAATATTAATTTATAAAAATAATTTTAAATTAACATTTATTTTTTCTTTATTCATAAAAAAATTTGATAATAAATTATGTTATAAAGCTTTTCTAATATATATCAATATAATGTCTATAAATCCTATATATTACAGTGAAGATATTAAGAAAATTGATAAGATTGAGTTTAGTATTTTTAGAAATAAAGATGTTAAACAATATTCGGCAGTTAGTAGTGATCCATTCGGTATTGACTTGGCTGAATCTTATGAAAATTATGAACCAAAGAAAGGTGGTTTAGTAGATTTAAGGTTAGGAACTTGTGATATTTATCTTCCATGTACAACATGTGGTGAAAATTCATTAGATTGTCCTGGTCATTTTGGTCATACTGAATTAGCTGAACCTGTTTTTCACTTTGGATTTTTAAATCATTTGAAGAATGTTTTACAATGTATTTGTTTGAAATGTTCTAATCTTTTGGTTGAGAAATCAGATAATCAATTTAAGAAAGCATTAAATAAGAAAGCTGAAGCCAGATACAAAGAAATAAAAATATTAACCAAAAATGTTAATTATTGTTTTCATTGTGGTGTTCCAGTACCTAAAATAAAACGTGAAGTTAAAGATAATGGATCAATTAAAATTATGATTGAACGTGATGTTAATACTGGTACCGGTAATGAAAAAGAAGAATTAGCTAATGTTAAAAAAATTAAAGAATCATTAAGTCCAAGAGATTGTTATAATATTTTACGTAATGTTTCAGAAACTGATTGTTATGTATTAGGATTCAATCCTAAAATGCATCGTCCAGAAGATATGATTATTGAGAAATTTCCAATTCCTCCAGTTATTATAAGACCAACTGCCAAAGTTGATTTTATGTCAGCTGCAACCATGGAAGATTCATTAACTCTCAAAATATCTGATATCATTACTTCTAACAAACGTGTAAGACAACAAATGGAAAAAGAAACAGTATCAAACGAGTTATCAACTTATAATCAAGACATTTTTAACTTACTTCAATATCATGTAGCAACTTATTTTGATAATGAATCTGTAAGTTTACCACGAACTGAATTCAAAACTGGTGGTCGTACCACGAAATCAATCAGTGATCGTATTAAAGGTAAAGCTGGACGTATCAGAAGCAATCTCATGGGTAAATTTTGCTCAAAACAGGTAGCTGCTTAAATGGTTGATATCAATACCATTTAAGGAAAACAGTGTAATGATATCTTAAATATAACTACCTAGTCTCATACATATTATATTAAAATAATTTTTGTATGAGGCAACATTGTCAAATTGCGGGAAACTCTAATTCACAATATGTGATTAGTATTAATAAACTATATCTATATTGAAAAATATAGTTAAACATTCGCTTAATTGGCGTATGAAGCATTTAAAGATTTAATAATAATTCTAAATAATGAAATTTTTAGTATATAAAATTACAAATACTGAAAATAATAAAATTTATATTGGAAAGACAAAAGAATATTATAAAGATAATTTTTTTGGAATAGAAGGAAGACTTAAAAATCATTTAACTTGTGCTTTTTCAAAATCAAAATATAATGATTGTCCTAGATTATATAATGCTATCAGAAAATATGGCAAAGACAAATTTAGGATTGATCTTATAGAAGAAACAACTGAAGAACTTATAGACTCAAGAGAAATATATTATATTAATAGATTCAATTCTACTAATGATAATATTGGATATAATATATCTCTTGGAGGTGGTGGTAGATCAGTTGTTAATGTTGATGAAGAAATTAGAAATAAAATATCTAAAGCACAATCTAATAATGGTGAACTTAACATTAAACCTTATTTGGATGATAATGATATTCATATTGGATATTTTGCTAGAAGAAGAGAAAATGGTACTGTATTTCAAAAGTACTTTACTAGTAAAAAATTTTCATTGGAAGAAAATTTAGCAAAAGCCAAAAAATGGATATCAAACATTAAAGAAAATAAGGAAGATAGTTCTGTTAAGTATAATAAGTCAAGTAACCTACCAAAAAATATCAATTATATAAAAGACAGAAAAGATAAAAATTTGATTATAGGATATCGTGTTGATATTCTAAAAGATAATATTAAAACTGTCAAATCTTTCCAATCTAAATCAGGAAATTTAGAAGAATTATTAAATAAAGCTATTGAATATAAAAATCAAATATTAAATGCTTAAGTGAAATTATTAATACTATCCGGGAAACCGGTATTAGATAATCCGCAGCCAAGTTCCTAAACTCTATTTTAGAGCATGGAAAAGGTTCAGAGACTAGATGGCAATGGGTCTAACAATAGTTAGGCTTAAGGTATAGTCCGAATAGTTTATAAACCTAAACACATTATGTGCATGGTTAAAACTATCTCGAAAAGAGTTGACTTTTCTGCACGTACAGTTATCACATCGGATCCATACATTGATATTGATCAAGTGGGAGTACCTAAAAAGATAGCAATGGAATTAACCATTCCCGAAGAAGTGACACCATTTAATATAAAATTTCTTACTGGTTTAGTCAAAAATGGACGAGATGTATACCCCGGTGCAAACTTTGTTTTGCGTGTTAATTATCGCGACGGTAAATCTGAAATCCAAAAAATTGACTTGAAATATCGTAAGAAAGCCATTAGATTAAATTTTGGTGATGTTGTCGAACGTCATTCAGTTGACGGTGATTATGTTTTATTCAATCGACAACCCACACTTCACAAACCATCCATGATGGGTCACAAGATCCAAGTCATCGATAATGACAACCTGAATGCATTTCGAATGAACGTATCCGTATGCAAACCTTATAACGCCGATGGAAAAATCGTCAAAGTCGGCAAAAGGAAGAATCGATAAGATTTTTTACTTCCTAGTTCCATCGTAATGGAGCAACACTTTCAAACTGCGGGAAACCCCCTAAAATAAGTTCTATACTACCACTCTTTAATGGTGACATTTGAGAGGAACAGGGTTAATAGCCCTTTGCAAGTCGTAAGATGAGCAACTTGAAACCATAAAAAGTTTTAAGCCCAATGGTAATAATGTATAGAATTGGAGTTAAAGCTCCAGGGACAATCCGCAGCCAATGGCTTCCAATAAAATGGAAGCAAAAGGTTCAACGACTAGACGGAAGTGGGTCTTTCAGGTTAAAACCTGTTAGGCTTAAGGTATAGTCTAATCCCACCAGTGATGGTGTCTATATTCGGGGTTAAATTACTATTACGACTTTGGTGAAAACCATTGAGTATTTAACAACAACGTATAGAGGCAAATAGAAATATTTGCTGGTGATAAATTTGTGAATAAAATTGAAATTATTTGTTACTCATTTTAATATTCCTACTCTAATGCAAGAAACAGAAGATACAGGAGTTATTTATATGATAACAAATAAAGTCAATAAAATGAAATACATCGGTAAAGCATTTTCATATGTTAAAAATGGTAAACAAAAAATTAGAAAACATGGTGCACAAGATAGATTGTACAAACATGTTAAAGCTGCTTTAAATAACAGCAATGAAATACCATTATTATATGAAGACATGCGAAAACACGGAACAGACAATTTTACTGTGGAAACATTAGAAGTCTGTTTGAAAGAAAATCTTAAAGCAAGAGAAACACATTATACAAAGCTTCATAAAACATGTGAAAAAGAAATTGGTTATAACTATCACGTGGGTGATAATAAACCAAAAGACAAAGAACATGTTAAACAATATGAAGAAAATAAAGTACTTACCAATAAAGTAAGAGCAATTGATGGTAAATTGAGACAATCAGAAGATGTCAAAGATTTACCACCAAATGTTTACAAACGAGCGAATGGATTATTTGCTCAAATCAAAATAAATGGTACTTTGTATAATAAGGCTTTCTTAAGCTCTAAAGATTCAGATGAAGAAAAACTTAAACAAGCCAAATTGTGGTTAGCTAACACTAAACAGCAATATGGTGATATCGAAGTTTAACTTCATCGTGATGTAAACCGATGATAAAAACACAAATTTATCCAATGTTCGACGGAGATGAGA